AAATGGCAGCAACTATGGATTTGAATGACCGCTTTGCAATGTTGGCGGAAGCGGCAATGTCGAAAGTTGCAGATGAGCAGCTTTCACCCAGCGCTTATATGATGTCTCCAGGTGAAACGCGAATGCGCATCAAAGGTACTGTAGGGAATGAAATATCGATAACATCTACGAGGCAAAACCAAAGGAGCTATAACCCGCTTCAGACGCTAAATAAACAGGCTACAGATTCAATAATTGACGACGACTTTTAGAGGTCTGCGTATTTTAATGTTCTTTACGATCATCGGGATCAAACAGATAAAGCGTTTAGAGCAATGGCTGAACAGTTTAGCAAAGGTAAGGGAGAATACGGTCTCGCAGCTGCTTTGAATGCAGTGGCTAATTCCGCAAAACCAAAAGAGCCCCTATGGAAAAAAATTTATCGTAATCCAAATGCACGAGTAGCGGCAGGAACAGCTGCTTGATGGGAATGGCCTATGGCGGGAAAAATTGTACGATTGGCATCGTAATCGACAACTTCAAAATGCTGCTCCAGCGAATAAAGAAGTTACCGCTAGCGAATATGACTCTTTCAATTACGCCTGGGAAAAATTTATGAAACTTCACAGACAACACGGCGAAAATAGGTATCAACAAGCAGTCGACTTACTGAAGAATCTAAAGCATATAGAGCCTAAAAAGGCTATAGACATTACAATGGACACAATCAGAGGACGTACAGCATATGACTACGATAAATATATTAAAGACTTGGGTCTTACTATGCCTCCATCTAATTTTAACTGGAAATCCGGACTTGGTACCGCTGCAGCAACAGCCACTACTATAGCAGGAACAAAATACCTAGGCAGTAAATTGTATAATTATTATAAAAACAAGCAAAGAGAAAACGCTACCCCTTACTCAGAGAACCTCAATAACCAGTAATTTCAAGCCCTATCAAGGAGAAAATTATGTCACAGCTAATGAAGATTGCTCTTGTTCAAGGCATCAACGAAGCGCTTGTAGATGCGGGTGCAATTCAATGGCCTAACGCAAAGGTAGCGTTTGAAGCTTGTTGTGAAATTGCATCAAATCTCAGTGGACCTGAAGTACTTACTGGACCACTTAATCGTGAAGATGCAGCAGTGATTGCGCATGAATTGCAAAAGGTTGCGGCCGCGCTGATTGAAGCTGGGTTTGAGCCTTCAATCGAAGAAATTAACCGCGTAAAAATGGCAGCAACTATGGATTTGAATGACCGCTTTGCAATGTTGGCGGAAGCGGCAATGTCGAAAGTTGCAGATGAGCAGCTTTCACCCAGCGCTTATATGATGTCTCCAGGTGAAACGCGAATGCGTATTACGAACACAGTAGGTGAGGAAATGCCAGTAACGCCTACTGGGCGAAGCCAACGCGTTATGAATTTGAATAAACAAGCCAACACAGCTGCTAACGCCGTCACTAACGCTTTAAATGAAGCCGCAGCTCACGCACAAATAAATGAGGCTTTGGCTAAAGGTGATCCTGGACGATTGGGCGCAGCATGGCTTCGTTTGAAAGGAGGTCTTGGGGATGCAGCGGCTTATATCGGTGAAAAAGCTACTGCACCTGTTCTTCCAAAAACTCGTGAGGCTTGGGGACAAGGTGCTAAGACAGTAGCGAAGGCTTTGGGATCCGATATTTATCATGATCCACGAGCCAGAGCAGCAGCACTAGCAGGAGCAATTTACGGTGGTAAGAAGTTGTACAATAAATTTCGCTCCTCACGAGAAGGAACGCCAGAATCACCTAACAACTAACTAAATAAATCAACTAATTTAACTACAGTAACACCCACACACACTCTAGAAGGTTCAAAAATGTCTGAATTTATGAAAATTGCACTTGTCAAAAACATCAACAATAACCTTGTAAATACAGGGGCAATTCAATGGCCTAACGAAAAAGTGGCACATGAGGCTTGTTGTGCGGTCGCGTCAAATCTCAATGACGAAGCTGTACTTTCCGGCCCACTTAGCCAAGAAGATGTCGCTGAAATCGCGCACGAACTACAGAAGGTTGCCGCTTATTTGACAGAAGATAATGAGCATAATCGGTTCAGGCTGACTAAAACGGCATATACGCCCGAATTCGAAATGCCTTCATATGCTACATTGCCTATGGAAGAACTTCCTAGTGCATTGGCTCCAAGCTTCTCTAATGCCTTGGCTTTGGCCCCGCCTCCGCCTGAGGGATTGCCTCCAGGCCCGCCTCCGCCTGAGGGATTGCCTCCAGGCCCGCCTCCGCATAGGGGATTGCCTCCAGGCTCTTCACGTAAGGCGGTGCCTTCAGGCTCCTCATATAAGGCAACGCCTCAAGGCGAACCTTATAGCGCACGGTTTACACATAATATCCCGCCTACAGAGCACATTCCGCCTACAGGGCACATTCCGCTTACAGATATTCCCCCACAGAACTTGCCGCCTAAAAGAGTTAAAAAAGTTAAAAGAGTTAAAGTTGAAGTTATTCCTCCAAAGAAAAATACGGCAACCACAACTTCAAAAGAACACGCACTTTATAATGCTGGATTGGGGCCGTACGAAAGCAAGTGGCGCAAAGCCGCACCCTATGCAGCTGCCGCTGCAGCATTGATGGCAGCTGCATACGGAGGTAAGAAACTGTATGATTACTACAAGTCTAAAGAAGACGAAAATGCGGAGGATATGGAGCAGAAAGAAGCTGCAGAAGATACAATCTGGGTAATCAAGGAAGTTGCCCCGCACAAACCTACACCTGAAACGAAATTCCCCTTCTCAGATATAAAAAATTGGGCCAAATATCATTGGGAAACCACAACCCCTTTTAAAAGAGGTGTAGCTTCCACTTTGGCAGCCGAGGCGGCACTTTATGGCGGTAAGAAACTTTATGATACATATAAAGATTATAAAGCTTATGAACGAGACAGACTGCATGATGAATTCCGTAAAGAGCAAATTCTCAAAGAAGTGACCGCATCACTTACATTCTTGGATGGGCTTCAACACAAAGTTGCAGGTTTGATCCCAAGTAAAGAAGCTATTATCGCTACAGCGGGACTTGCCGAAGCGGGTCCTCCAGGTTTTGAACTAATGAGTCAAATTTTGATGGACCCACACATTAAAACTGCTGCTGACGCAGATGAAGTTATTTCACAAGTCTTGAATCAGCAGGTTGAAGCTGACGCGCTGCCTTCACCAGAACTTGTTGATGCAATTGAGACTGCTATGGTAGATGATGAAGATGCAGATGAAGACGGGGAAGAAATTCCTCCGAAAGCTATGGAAATGCCCAAACAAGCGTATTACCGCCGTTGGCTAAAGAGAGCTGCTGAGGGTTCATTGACTGACAGCGAAGGCAACTCACTTGCCGATGCTGCAGCGCACGGCGATCCTGTTGCACAACTGGAACTCCAAAATCGGCCTCTTGGGGCTTACGAGATGCCGCAAGGTAAAACAAGATTTAGAGCTCCTGAGCAAGGTGCAACAGAACAAGCTGTAGATGATGAAGCAGAAGACGAAGAGCTAAAAGCCGCAGAACTCGCATACCAAGCGGAATTCAACAAAGTGGCACGACAATTCGGTCCTACACTTCCGGCAATGATGCCACAAAGCGAGAAAATTGCGCACATCCAATTTCTGATGTCGCTTCCGCCCTCAGAACGCGCAGCTCGCCACGTTGAATTGCTTTCAGGTCGTTATTGAGTCTTCATTTTCCAATAAAAAGCCTCACGCCCAGAGCTTATACTAGCTCTGGGCGTTTTCTATTTAGGAGTGACAATGCCGGAGTTTCCTCTTTCTCAATCCCCAAAAACTCAAGCTTTTGCGCAACTGCAACAACCACAACCTGATGAAAAAGACATTTTTCAACAGCAGTTTGCGCAATTGGCGTACCAAGCATTTTCCAAAATGCGGCCTGAGCTACTAGCTGAGGTCATCACATTTCGCATTTTGGAAGTAGATGTCGAGGCAGGTCTTGGGATCGGTGCCTTTCTTTTGCGCCACGCTCAGGACTTGCTTACGGTGCCTTGTGTTGTCTCAAACAACACGATCAAACCGTTGGATATGTTTTATTCGCGCGCTAACGATAGGTTTTATCCCCTAACAACAGAATGGCTTGATGAAGCAACGAAAGACCAAGTATCTCAGATCGGAGGTAGTGCAAAAGCTCCCAAGACGCTGATCCGTAATATGGATATCCGTCGAGCTGTAGTACCCCCCAACATAGGAAGGTACTCATACGCAGAAGAAAAGGAAGCAGCCTGGGCCCCTTTTATTAGCGCTGAATATTCTCGAACACAAAAAGTAGCCGAAACTTATGAAGGCAAATTTATTGAGGCACTTAGCCTTACTCCAAATGAATTCAAAGTAGCGTATGAGCGGATTCTTATCAAAAATCCAGATTTTGCCTATAAGCTCAGCTCTATCTACGGAGCTCAAGAGCTACGAAACGCGCTAGAGCAAAGGTCTACAAAAATTGCACATGATCATAAGCTGGAACAACCAGCAAAAGGAGATGTACGAGTACTTACCGCAGCAACACCATTTTCAGAAAGCGCTCGTGGATTAGACCCAGAAGAAAAAGCACAAGCCTATCAGTCAATTCGATTGTACGGCATTTATGTAAAGGACACTAGAAAGGAACTAAACTCGCTATTTGCCTTTTCAGAAAGCGATTTCCAACTCATCACTCCAACCGTAGCAGGTCTTTACAAAGTCTGGATGTCGGATGGGTCTATGGAACTCGTTGTAATTATTCCTAACCCGATCACTTTCAGTATTTCAAGTACTGTATGCAATAAACAACCCTACTACGGTATTTATTTTCGCGATGGGCGTTATGAATGGTTGCCTGGAAAACTACTTGCCGAGCCTGTCCTTGAAGCATCTGTAGCTGATGTAGAAGACTTTATTCGCCCATTGACACTTGAAACACCAGAAAATGGTAAAGAAGGTACATTCTTTAGTAGTGCACGTATGAGCTTTAGAGCTACTGCGCCAATTTTTGCACTAAATGTTACTAAAGACTCTAAACGTCTTTACCTTCAAACGCCTGAAGGTACGTCTGTTACAATTGTTAAAAATATCTCTCCTGGCACCGTAATTGCAGCAGATAATGGACGCACTCTTATATTGGGATCATCTTTCAAATGGGTGCGCCGTCGTTCAAGTAAATCTGATCGTGATAAAAAAATCCTGACAAATATGCAGGAAATTATGACGGCTATCGAGTCTAGAATCGGTGGCGAACGAATGGTCATTAAACAGGCTGCCGACAACGAATGGGTAGTTCACGGAGTAAATCGCCACCTTAGTACACACGAAGCGTTAGAAAAGATTGCAAAAATTTACAACATCTCTGTCCAAGACGCCGCTGACGCCATGGCCTACGTAGCTATGAGTACTGGAGCACGGCTATTGGCTGTCAAACAAGCTGCTGAGTCTCTCAATCCAGATGGATCGCCTATGGAGCCGCCCCCTGAAAATACTCCGCCTCCGGGGCCTAACGGGCTGCAGCTGGCCATTGGAGAAAAAATGCAGCAAATCGCAGGACAAATTGCTGCCCTGCAACAACAGCAACAAATGTTGCAAGAAATCGCACAACGATCAGCGATGATCGACCAAAATGGTGGTGCTGTAGCAGCCCCAGCAGCTGCAGCAGAAATGATGGCAGGCCCCAACAACTTCATCATGGGGCAACCTGTTATGGCACCCGTTGCGGCACAAGGTATACCTCAAGGTATGCCTCAAGGTATGCCTCAAGGTATGCCTCAAGGTATGCCTCAAGGTATGCCTCAAGGTATGCCTCAAGGTATGCCTCAAGGTATGCCTCAAGGTATGCCTCAAGGTATGCCTCAAGAACCCACACCACCTCCTGTCATGCCCATCGACGGACCTTCTTATGAAAATCTACATGAACAAATAAATCCTGAATTCCTCAATCAAGTAGCAGAACTGGGTGACGCAAGAATATTTGATGCGGTCGCAATTGCGTCTCTTGCAAAACAGCGATCGCTTCGTCCCGTCTTGCAAAAATACTTGCCCACCCTTGAAGCAGCTCTCGACAGTTTGGGTCGAATGCTACTACTCTTCTATGTCAAAGAAAGAAGTATACAAGAAATCCTGGGAGCAGACGCACAAACAGAAACTGAACAAAAAATTAGAGATGTGTTTCACAGTCTAGGAAACACAATACTCACATTATCACAATTTGCGGACGCCGCGACATAAGGAGCCATGCCGCAAACGCCACCAGACTACAAAGCCATTGAGATTATTGCTGCAGCAAAAGCAGGCGGACCAATTCCAGAAGAACCGCTTGAAGCTGCATTATACCATGCGGTTCGTGGTGATACATCTGTATCAACTGCAGTAAATGAAGCGTTTGCTTTGTATCAAGATAATGAATTTTGTCATATCATGAATGCTTTGGTGCTAGCTGACGCTCCTGCGCATTCTGTAGCAGCGTCAAGTGGCGTATCTGAAACCATATACGCCACTTATAAAGCATTATTTTTTCGGCCTGACGTATTCCCACATAATTTTGCTAAAGCGCGTTATGTCGCACAACTTGATTTACCTGAACCACAAAAAAAACTCTACGAAATTGCACGAGATCAAGGGTACAAACCTCTACTAGACAAAACACAATTTGGTACAAAAAAACGAATTGACGCAAACGAAGTTCGGCAAGAAGCGCTTGAAGATATGTGGGTCAGGTTTACCTCTCACCGAGGTAAACCAATCACTTCTGAAGAAGTAACAGCCGCCCTTCAGTGGGGTAAAGCAGCTCTTGCAGTTGCCGAAAAAATCTGTGAAGAGCAAAAAGACTTGCGACGTAGCAAAGAAGGCGAAGAAGAACTTCGTATTGCGCTTAACGTCGTCAAAACGCGAACAACACCTGAAGATCTTGGGATCAAACGCGAAGATATTATCAGCGACTAACTATTTTCAAGAGGCACCCAATGGCGAGCTGGACCAAAGAAATGTTTGAGCATGAAGCCACACGAATCGCACAACTAGCGATCGAAAAAAAAGGCTCATTGCACGAGCTTACTGTCGCTACAGCGAAGCTCGCCAAACTTAATGATGAACAAATTCGACGCCTCGCCCGCGCAGTAAATTCAAAAGCATTCAATGCCTACTTTGAGCAACGTAAAACCGCTGAAGACCGATTTGTAAGCTTTGACTGTGTTGATCCAGAAAAAGTTATCACAGAACTCTCTGCGTCAAAGGCCGCGCCGTATGTTGAATCAGAACGTGAGAAAAAAGCATCTTATCCTGATTTGCCAAATGAGGTAGTCCCTGCGCGCACACCGCCAAAACAACCAATTGAAAAAACAGCCGAGGTCATGGCACGAGCTGTGGGGCCAGAAGAGCCGCCACACAAAGCCTTGATTCACTGGAAAGCCGCCTGCGATCGCCTTGCCTCTGACCACAGGCAACTCCAAATACGATGGGCTACCGGTATGGACAAATTGGCAAATAAATGTCGGCGCCTTTATTGGGATCACGATTCGTTCGAAAAACATGCAGTTGCCCTATACGGAAGCGCTGTGCTCCCAGAACTGCAAGCCCTTCGTGAAAGACTAAATATGGCGCCTTTCAATATGGAAAAAGAAGCGGCTGATCAGATCGAAGCCACTGTATTTGGTGTAGAGCGCCCAGAACATGTAATGCTAAAGCACCTTATCGAAACCCGACAAAAAGCGGATAAAACAGCAGCAGCGCTTAAACTTGCAATGAAGTATAAGAATGAAACGCAACAACGCGTGGACGCGTTGTTCAAAGACGCTATCAGAAAAACACAATAAATAAAACACGTAAGGGCCAATCACATGAAGCTCGGGGCAACCACCAAAAAATTCGCAACAAACAACATCAACGCCATGCCGAAAAACCAAAAGCTCGGAGGCTTAGGGGATTTTATAAATTCTTATATGGATCGTCGTATAAAAACTTGGATTGATTACGACACAACAAAACAAGCTGGAATCAATGAATACGTATTATGGAAGAATCAACTAACTGGTAAAGATTTAGAAAACTTTAAAGAGTTTATGCTAGGGGCCAAAGTCCTGGGTATGGCTGATGGTGCCAAAAAAACTCTAGGTGCTGCAGGTGTCGCTGGACTAATTTATGGCACTAAAAAACTTTACGATCGCTTTACGCAACCTAAAGACGAGAACAAGCAAAAACTCGCGGCGCTTTCTCTAAAAAACAAGCTCCTTGCCACTACGGCAGCAGCCCCAGTACTATATTCTGCCTATAAAGGCATGCGCCCTGCAGACGAACAAGCAATGCGCGCGATAGATTATATGACAAACGCTATGGAAAACCCAATCACTCCTTTGCCATCTATGACGGTTACCGCAAGTTACGTTGATACAGCAAATAAGTTTTTGAAAACAGCGACCAACCAAAACTCTAGGGGGCTACGAGCAATCCCCGATGCTGCAATTGCAAGCTTGTCAAATGTGGTCGCTCAAAAGTTTGTGAGTGACCCAATCGATTACGCGCATATGAAAATCAAAAGAAAATTGGTAGATGAACCAGAATGGCGGAGAAACTTTAAAAAAGTTATTGCGTCAGATCCAGAATTGCAGGAAGCCCATGCCCGCGATCCTAATATGCTTCCGCGACTTTTTGAATCTATCAAACGATACAGCCCGACACTTGCAAAAGACCATCTAGGTACAAAAAACATCCTCCGCCATGGTGTGCACACTGGTGGTGTACTCGACGTAAATACACTTAAATTGTTGGCAGAAACCGAAAAACTCCGAGCTGAAACACTGAGGCGCTAATGATTCCAAAAATACTTAGAAATCATTTACGTCGTAACGGTACTGTCAAACACGCCGAAGAAATGCTACGCCGAGATGGCGAATATGTTACAGACTTGTCGACAATCGAAGGTATTGCAAAACTCGCAGGTATGCGGATTGCCGCAGATATCCTCAATGAGGAAATGATCAACGACGGTATCGCTGCACTTGAAATCTTGTCACAACTTCGATCACGTTGAAAGGAAGTGCAAACGTGGATATTGCACAAAAATTTCACCTAGTAAATCGTAACAAACCGCATGAAAAAGCCGCCTTTTGGTACGAATGTAGTAAAATAGCGCATAATGACGCAGACGGCCCATTAGCGGGTATGGCTAAAATCGCCTTTAGTATTTGGGCTGCGCAAGCAGGAAAAACCAAACTCGCAGCTGATAGAAGTGCTCGCGAAGCTTTTGCAAGCTCTTTTGGGTCGTCCCTTATTGCAATGGCTACTGTCGAAAAGCTCGCTAGCGAGCGTGCCATTACTAATCTCGACGCGGTAAGACTGCGGAGTCTCATTATCGACAGCGCTTTTGCAGATCTAGACAATATGTGTAAATGCGCTGACGAAATGGCTCCAGAACTGCAAGAAACGCCGTCCGAAGAAGAACCGCCAACCACTGAAGATGATGAAACGCTAACAGAAGATAATGCAGGCGCCCTAAAAGACCTGGAGCGTGGGTACCAAGTCGTACGCAATATGATCTTTTTGGCAAACCAGGTCCAAATGCCGCAATTGGCCGCAGACCTAGAGCAAAATGCGGAAATGTTAGCAAATCATTTTGCTCAGGGGAACGCGTACCTTCCAGTTGAACTGCAAAAGCATTTCCCAAAGAGTGAACACGTCGAACAATTTATGAAAAAGTACACACAACGATTCGGGCGTATTAGCAGCAAGTAACCTATCTTTATATTATGCGTAAAGAGATTGAGCTGCCAGAAACATTTGCTACAGGAGAGCCCACCATTCAACTCGTAATGACACGTGGGCGTACTGGTCAGCGTCTCCTCGAAAAGCGCGCATTTGATACTGCAGCTGAGTCACCGGCACTCGAATATATCAAAACTGTTATGCCGGAAGAAGGCTGCACAATTATTCTTGTAAACGCTCTAGGAGCGTATGAAACATACGACGACAACAAAAACGGCGACAGTTTCCCTAATAAGCCCGTGCACATTGGACGTCTTGTGCGTTGCGGACACAGAAGCTGTCAACGCGATGCTTGGGTTCGCCCTGACGAAGTTCTTTCTAAGCACTATAAATCGTTTGAAAATGGAGCAGGTATTTTCAAACACCACCAGAACAAAGACATCAAAAAGTCGCTAGGCGACGTAATGAAAGCGTTCTGGAACGAAAAAATGCAACGCGTAGAACTGCTCCTACGAATTGTAAATGCTAGAGATCCGCAACTTGTAGAACGAATTAACGACGGTGAATACCCTGCTGTAAGTATGGGATGCCGTATTGCGGCTGATGTTTGCTCAATTTGTGGGCACAGAGCTGCAACGCGCCGAGAATACTGTGAACACGCTCGTACAAAACTGCGGCAAATTCTACCAAACGGTGAAAAAGTCTGTGTGCATAACCCAGCTCCTAAATTTTTTGATATCAGCTTTGTTTTGAAGCCAGCCGACCCCACTGGTTACATGCTTAAGAAAGTAGCATATGAACTCCAAGATTGGTGTGGTCATAGTGCAGAGCTCGGGGAACGACTTGATGAGCAAGAAGCAAAACTCGCGGATGCACGAAAGCTAAGTGAAATCCGTAAACAAATTACCGGTCAAATTATGGGGGCTAAATCCAATAACGCTATTTCTAAATATGTAAAAGTTACTAAAAACCGCCCCAATCTCACACCCGAACAAATTGATCTCCTAGCACAATATCCCACAAACAAAGTCGCTGCTAGCTTTCTTGCAGCAGGCGTCCCATTGAGCACACAAGAAATTGCAAAAATTTTTTTCAAACGCGCTGGAATTGTCGCTACGCAAGACGATTTAGATCGAATCGAAGCTGTCCAGCCTTTGCTGACTACAGCGTTTAGTGTATTTCCTCACTTTGAAAAAGCTGCTGCTAAAACTGTAGGTTTTGACCCTACAGCCATAGATGAAAAACTTGTAAAGACAGCACTCAGTTATCACCAAGCATGGTCATACGCCAGCAATGGGCCTCTATCAATAGTACCACCACAAAATATTGGGCCTGGTGCGCTATATAGGGCAGCAGCACCCCCCAAAACCGACATTTTGACAATGACCGACCCTGTAACAGGTCATCAATACATGACTACCCGAGGTGCTGCGCAAAGCGCAAAACACCAAATAACTAAAAACCACCTAATACGGTCCGCAACATTAGGCGCACTTTTTACTGCAGGGCTTAATAAACTAATTGGGAATCGTCTTTCGTGGAAAATAAAAATTCCACTAACTTTACCTGTGGGTGCATATTTGGGGCATAAAACACAACAAGCAGTTTATAATATGGTCCGTCCTACTCGCAACCCATACTATATCACAGATCAAGGCATTAAAGTTCCCGGAAATACTGAATTTACCAAAGCGTCAAGTCTTGAAGGTCCCGGAATATCAGAATTGGTGGACAAACTAATGCTTGATGACACGCCCGGGGCCGTATCACGACTAGCTATATCTTCACCAAACTCGCTACTTGTTAAAATCGCTAATGATGACCCGGTTGAAATTGTAACTGACCTATTTTCTGAGAATACGCCGACTAAAGTTATGTTTGACACGTTCTCCGAACTGATTAACGCATAAACTAATTTTGAGGGCGTCATGAAGATCAGCACACCAAAGTCAACTGCTACAAAAGACCCTACGACCGCAGTAAAGACGGCATCAAAACGCACATCTGTAGAAGAGGCTATCGCCTCAGCACTTGACGAGCTTAGTGCAACGACAAAAGAAGCTTCTGTTTCTGAAGCAAACATTTACCCAGAAAACGATTTGCGAAAGCTCGCTGGCGAAGTCGCAACTACCACAATGCTTGAGCGCGAAGCGCAAATGGCAAAGCTGGGGATGATCTTTGCCGACGCTGTTGTAGCGCGTATCGGTGCGCACACAGAACTTGCGGAAGCGCGAGAAGCCGAAAAAATGGCGAGTCTGGGATTGGAGGATTACGAAATTGCTATGATCAACGAGTTTCGCCAAGACCCAGCACAATTTGTCGCAAAGATGGCTTCTTTGCATGAATCTATGAACGAACAAATTGTGGAAGAAACCACGGCGAACACTGTACGAGAAATCCACAAACTGGCAACCATGCATGCCGCCGAAGGCTACGCAGCGATCGCTGATATCCTCAGAGGGTAACATGTCTCCGCCGGAGCTTGCCAAACTGTTTATTAAAATTAGAAAAGAAGCGTACGAAAAAACAGCGCATGCCATCCGAGTTGCAGTATTAGCCCCCTATCTTTCAGGAGAAAAAACAGCTGCACACACATCTATTGATGCAGCTATTCTCCTTCATCTCAAGGTCCGGTAATGCCAAAATTACAAGAAACGATTGATTGGGTCATGGCAGCTGCTTCTCACACAGAAGCAGCCCCAGCTCCAATCTTTCAAAAACAGGCAGCAAGTAGAAAAACAAAACTATCGGATTTGCGAGCTGTCGCTGAAAAGCTCAGAAATGAAAAAGATTTGGAAGTTACTTACCCTTTGCTTCACGCAGTAAAACTTGCCGTAGAACAGAAAAGATATTTTTTTCCAAAACCTACCAAAAATGAAGAATTGAACCCAAACCTTCCAGGTTACGGTCTTAGAAAACTGGCTCAAGCGCTTAGACACGAAGCAGCTAAAGATACTGCCTTAGCTATTAAAAAGGCCGCACTTATTCTTCAAGCAGCACAAGGTCTTATGCTCTTGCAGGAGCTAAAGTCCACATGAGCCTCAAAGAAAAAATTGCCGACTTGCTTGATGCCTTGGCGGATGAAAGAGACCAAACTTCTCCACCAAATCAAGAAAGTTCTAATAACGATGAACGCTCTAGACTAGCTGCTCTTTATGAAACAGCTACAGGCTGTGAAGCTGACGAACATATTTTAGATATGTTAGAAGCATATCCTGAATTAAAAGAGACTATCCTAAAAGCGGCAACAACAGACACACTAGGTGATGCCGTCTCAGAAAAGAAAGCCGCTAAAGCTTCTTCTCTCTCCAAACAAGAACGCCTAAATGAAGCCGCACGGCGCTTCGCTGAAGGCATCGCAAGAATCAGCAGCAAGAGGTAACAACAATGGCACAACTGAATGATGTTTTTACCCCAACAACTGTTAATGGTGCTTCAGGGTTTATTGCAGCCCTGGTAGTCAACCTGCAAACAGAGGAAAACCGCCTTGCACAAATCTCCGGATCCGGACCGGGTGTGCCTGACGCAAACGGCAATATCGTACCCGGCACTATTCGCGCTGGGCATATTTTGACGTATGGCCCCAATGGTACGGTTATTCTGGGAACGTCACCAGACCTTAGTACGTCGTTCTCCAAGCTGTTTTTCGTTGCCATCAGTAACACCGTAGGACCGTCTGGAGCAGCCAGTTCGATCGTGACGTGTGCTCACGGAGGTATCAGATTTGACACCTCTATCTACAATCCAGCTGGGGTGTACACTGTTGGCGCACCTCTCATCGCAGTCAACGGTGTTCTAGAACCAAAGGTTCTCGGCGACAACAAGCAAGTTGTCGGCTATGTGGGTCCTCGCGGTTTGCAAAGCGGTGTCCTTGACGTTCTGTTCCCACAAAGTGGAGGCGGGCGTTACTGATCCCACATCCCACACACAGCTGACAGGAGCACTTCAATGTTCAAGTACGAAACCACCCAAATCTCTGAACAAGTTCTTCGCGAAAATTTCTTCGACGCGCTTCAAGGCTCGACGAAGGAAGCAGCGGAAGTCACCAATAGCTTCATCCGTGAAATCGTTCGTCAAAGCTCGAACTTTCGCGAAATCCTTGAGCCTATCCCAATTACTGCCGCCGACTTGACACCGCAAGTGGATACGGACGATCCATATATGCTTTGTGAAAAGGAGCCAAAGTCGCTTGCGACATTTGTGACGTTTGAAGGCGGCCCCGAAGCGTATTGGTTTACAGGTCCGCGCTACGTCGTTGCGCTACAGAAGATTGCATCGCAACGCGCTACTAAGGCGCGAGAAAACCTGATGACTTACCGAATGGATATTCGGCAGGTACTCGCCGACAACTTCGTAAAGGATATGGCGGACGTCGAAGACCGCCGTGCCCGTGCAATTTGCGCAGGTATCGTAAACCTCAATGCGGCTAATCAAATCACGACGTCGCCATCGTTTACCTCTACGGCGTTCAAGCAGCTGCAGCAAGCTCTGCTCAACCGCCGACGAGACATCGGGCGACTGTTGATGACGCAGTGGCTGCTTTCAGAACGCATGGACTTGCCGGCATCTCTTGCAGGTAACGCAATTGCTGAAGAGAGTATGCGCAAGGGTATCAACGATGTTGATACGCTGTATGGTATCCCAGTTACGAGCTCAGTCAAGACTGATGTCTGGGATACGCACGAAGCATGGCTCTTTTCCTCTCAAGAACTGCTCGGTAAGTTTTTCGTACTGCAGGACGCGACATTGTTTGCAAAGACTGAGGCAAACATTATCGAGTTCTACACGTACGAGACAATTGGTATCGGTATCGGTAATCGATTGTCGATTCAACAACTGCGCATTGCGGCCTAATTAAACGCACGACATATACTTGTCGTATGCGGTTGATTCCGGCCCGTGCACACGCACACCTAAAAACTGCAAATAAACCTGCAGCGCAGGCTGTACTTAAACTTCCTACACTAAAAACACCCACTAATAACCAAGCTGCAGGTAAACCCACAGCATCTACCACACTTAAAGTTCCTACGATAAAAACTCCTACCAATAATACCGCTGTGGGTAAACAAAAAAATATGCCGAATCTTGAATTTGAATCTAATTCAAACCCACAGGTATTCAACTCCTATTTAAAAAACACTGAAGCTATAACTACGCAACGAAACATTGCGGACAAACTCGATAATGCTGCACAACGTGGAATGCCGGGATGAAACTAGCATGGCATGCACATGATCGAATGATGGAGCGTACACCGTTCCATCCAAGCTACGTAGACCAACTACAACGAGCCGTTGATACCCTTGGATTAGAAGGAGACGAGTACTATCTACCCTTACGAAATAAAGATGGTAGCATCGCTGGATTTGCCCAATTCAAACGCGTACCCAATCGAAAATGGCCTGTACTAGCTACTGTTCTAGGCCCGCGCATGCGTCCGAGTGGTGAAAATATCGAAATGATGCTTAAACTACAACGATGAAACTACGTATTATCAATATAACAGCATTAGATCCTGACGGATTTTTTATTCAATGGGTATTAGATAACGCACAAGAAAGTGGCACATACACATTCAGCATATACCGCTCAGGCGGAAGTGCAGGTCCGTGGGAACCGCTTGCTGAAAACATTACCGACACATATGCGTTTAAAGACACGTTTACAGCGCCTCACCCTGCTACAACATACAATGTTGTACGTCCCAACCAACTAAATCTATTTCGCACGTTTTTCTACCGTGTAGTAGCAAAATCTCCAAGTGGGGTGATAGCGGAGTTTATAGAAGAGCTAGACCCTCGAAAAGATAATACTATCGAAGATCTCAAGATGGCGCAGTACCGACGTCATACTCGTTTCAAATTTTTAAGAACACTGCGATTGAATGGTACTCCAATTGTTATTCTTAAGCGACGTCGGTGGGGGGTACGCTGCAAGTGTGTCGATAAAATATCGCGAGAAATTGTACGTTCTTCATGCAGAGAATGCTGGGGTACTGGATTTATAGGTGGATATTGGTCCCCTATCAAAACAAACGCGCGCAGATCCGTTTCTCCAAATTCCAGCGCAGTCATGCCTGAAGGTATGCATGACTCAAATGATGTACGAATCTGGTTACCTGATTTTCCTTCTCTTGAAAAAGAAGATGTTATTATATTCCTAAAAGACAATTCGAGATGGCTTGTCGATGTAGTAACATCTACACAAATTCGTTTAATTGAAGTGCATCAAGTTGCAACAATTGTTGCTTTAGATAAATCACATATCTTATATCGATTTCCTGTCGACTTCACAAACACTCTAAATATTTAAAAATTTCATACACTACCATGCGCGCATACTACGGAACTCCACGAATTGAAGGCACTTCTGAAGATGTATTCCCCGCATCCCCCTTAGCAATTATCGGGGTATTTATCGAAGTGCTACGCGTACGGTTTTCTAAAGAAAACGCTACTGGACTCCCATACTACTGGTCTAACGATCCAACACCGCGTCCTGACGAAGAGCACACAGAAGTATCCCCTAGAAAAATTTGGATCGAATCGCAATACCTACAACACCCAGATAGCCGAGACCAACTTCCAGCTATTCTAGTAGATCGCGGGGATACGCGTTTTGACAAAGTCGCCCTAGGGAATCGCGTACATCACGACATCCCCTCAGGTAAAGACACTTATATTGTACACTCCACAACCCCTATAAATATACTGTGCATTTCAAAAGACCGTGGCGAAAGCATGAATCTTGGAGACCACGTCAGCTTTTACTTACTGACACTTATGGCGCCTCTTCGTGAAGCCTTCGGTTTTCAAGATGTCTCACCGCCTATTCTTGGTGCTACACAAGTTTACCGTCGCTCCAACTCAGACATTGAATCCTGGATAACACCTATCAATCTTCAAGTTACGGCCAAACATCTTTGGAACGAAACACCGATTGCCCCATTGCTCAGACAAGTAGCAATTAACCTAAAATCAAACCAAACACTAGTCAAAGACGTAATTAGAGATTCACCCCGTAAATCTCCTACGATTTACACCGGAGACAAATAAATGGCAAGGCCCCTTTCCGTTGTTTTCCAAGAGCTCGCGGCTCCCGACGCAACAACCACCACTCCACAGCTAGACAGCGTAATTATCGGACCCGCGTATGCGCTCTTTGATTACCCAAGTGACGCGGCCAGCATTGAACTCTCCTCTACGTACGGAGTTGCTAATGGCAGCGCAGGTAACGGCGGATCAATTGATCCGATGGCCCCACCAGCAGCGGGTTCAGATGCCGTAACAGTACTAGATGGCGCGTACCCGCAGCAACCGGCTGGATCGGTTGTCGACCATGCCTCAGTAGCCGTATATTTGAAATACCCGAGAGTTCTTTTGGGCTCAACACAAGCAAGTGTCGGACAACAACTTGGCACTTCTATCAAAACCGATCCTTCTGATCCAACCCTTATCGAGCTCGTTGGTATGATTGGGACCGGTTTTGTCGGGGCCGGTATTCGCCCTGGTGATCGTATCACACTGACAAGCTCAGGACCTACGGAACAAACCGTCGTCCGTACTGTGGCTTCTGTAGGAGAACCGAATAGCGACGGATTGGTCCCACCAGGCAATGAAAAATACCTTCGTCTGAGTCAAAGTTTGCCCTCTTCAGGTCCAGGGCCTGATGAATGGACTTATGCAGCTTCAGGTGCGCACATCCGAATCGAGCGTGAGCTTGGCATCCAGCGGCTTGAAGACCCGACTGGTAATTACATTACATTCCCTGAACCTGGATCGGACAAACTTGTAATCAAAGGTGGCGTGATGTTACCTGTGCAGCTTCAACCCGCCGCCACAGTCGCAGTTCCTAATCCCCCTGTTGTTACAGTTCAACGCCCGTTGACGTACAGTAGAATTTATCTGAGTTATCGCGCGCTCCGACAAGATCTACAACGCTTGCAGCGATTTGATAAGTCGTCAATTGTAACCATCAACGGTCAACCACATATCAACGGCCTTGGAAAAATTGACGCACGAAATCCAATGGCCGTAGCAATTTACTGCGCATTGCAAAACTCGGGGACGGCGCCAGTATACGGATATTGTGTAGCGTCTGACGACGCTGCTGGTCACTTGGCTGCCCGAGACGCACTCTCTAGTCGAGACGACTTGTGGGCATTTGTACCTTTGACACAAGACATCAACATCATTGCGGCTTACCGCAATGAAAACGTCGATATGGCAGATCCTACAGTAGCACTCGCCACAGGCGTAGAGCAACGTTGGCGAATGGTCATCGGTAGTGTGCCACTTCCACAGTCGTCCATCGTATATTCCGGATCAATCTCAGGTGTGGCACAGCAGCCAAGTGGCGCATCTACAGGACTGTACCGGACACTAGTGCTTGACGCGGCATCTACAGACCCAATTGACGGAAGCTCCATTCTTCCAGGAGATTCCGTAACCATCGGACTTGTACCGCCGAATATCCCTGCTTGGGAATCGCGTCGCGGTACACATCTGGTTGGGCATGTTAATAGCTCAAAAAACTTCCCAAACCCCGGGGACCCAACCAGTATCGAATTAGTCCCTTCTTCGTCACGATGGAGCAACACACCGGCGCTCTCTGGAGAAATTGAAATCCTTGTTCGAGCCCCTGATGGTACCGTAAAACTTTCATCATTGGCACGTGTGGTGGTGTCTCAAAACACTTCACAAGTGCGATTCTCGATGTTGGCGCCTACGGTAGTAGGAGGCCCCTATACCATTTCATACCGAATTGTTCCTGGTTTGCCGAACGTTTCTGTATCCATCACTGGATTCTCAATTGTTGTGTCTGTAAACGGCACAACACACACGGCAAACGACATTGTTACAGCAGTTAACGCACACCCCACTGTATCGTCAATCTTGACGGCCTCCGTCATTGCAAACGGTGCAGCTGTCATCAATGGGCTTGTACCTAATACAGATCCCGTTGTCGGGTCTAACGGCTCAACAGCAGCTGTAAGCGCTGTAGTAGGCGGTGTCGCGACAATTACTGGACTTTCAGGTATGTCGCTAAGCTCCGTGGGGCGTTACTTGACCCTTAGTGGCGCAGCTAATAGCGACAACAACGGGACATTCCAAATTATTGAGTTTATTGATCCCACCAGCGTAAAAATCGCTAATGCCTCCGCGGTAGCTCCTGACGCTAACAACGGTGCTATCAACTGGACTGAAAGATACAATTATCAACGTATTGTACCCGAGCCTGGCGCGTGTATCGCGTCCATTGTGCTGAATGATGCCTTGTACAACAGGCTTGAAGACAACACAGCGCAATTTCTCACTGCAGGCGTCAAGGCCGGAGATACATTGGTAATTCCAATTGACCCCAACAACTACAGCAACAACGCATTTACAGGACGTACACTCCAATACAAAATTGCGTCTGTTCTCTCTGAAACACGATTGTTGATTGCAAACGGTCTCGACGATACTGACAGTGCGGCTAACGAATTGCCCCACGGATTTGCACGAGACATCCCCAATCGCTACATCGATAACGTCCCTCCAGCAGCAATCGCATATCGAATTGAACGACAACTAAGCAAGGATGACCAAATTCTCGCTCTTGCCACAATCAGCCAAAGCGTAGCCTCCAAGCGATGCACATTGGTATGGCCTAATTTGGTCAAAGTGGCAGGCCTAACTGAAAATGGTGCACCTGCTGGCTGGGTCCCGTCATACTATCTTGCAGCGGCTGTCGCTGGAGCCTGCGCAGGATTGCCAGCGCAACATGGTCTGACAAACCTCGGATTTGCCGGCATCGCAGAGCTCAAGCACGCCACCGACTACTTCCGTGAGCGACAGCTAGTTCAAATCTCCGACGCAGGATATTTCGTTGTAATGCAGTCTATCCCTGGTGCACTACCTGTGTGCATCCACCAACTCACCACCGATCCTACTACATTGAATAGTGGTGAGTTCTCCATTGTCAAAAACACGGACTATGTCAGCCGCTTTTTCCGCGACATCGCACGCCCATTCCTGGGCGTCTACAATGTAACACCAGCTACGATCAATGCGCTATCCATGGCAATTCTTGAAGGTAGAGATGCACTGATCAGCCAGACCATCGATCGTGTTGGACCGCCACTTTTGAGTGGTGAATTGACCTCTATCTCTGTCAGCCCATTTGACGCCTCTCGGGTAGAAATCTACTTTGATGGAGATATCGCCGTACCGTTCAACACTGCAGCTTTCCACTTGGTGCTGTAATGAGTACATACCCATACGATTACATGCTAGGTAAACACTTCAAACTGGCCTTTTGGGGCGCAGTTGCGCGCGGAGCACTAGCGGCAAAAGGTGCTATCGCGCGAGGAGGTTTAGCCGCCAAAAACGCGATTACGGGGACACTCTCAAAAAACGCAATCGGAAGAGGGGTCCTAAAAGCCGCCCCCACAGTAGGAAATTTTACCCTAGGATACATGGGTATTCCAAGAGGCGGTAAAGCCGGTATCGCCGGAATGGTCGCGGGAACAGCCGTACCTTTGATCAGCTCAATGACCCAAAATAATCAAACACCTACTTACACAGGGAATCAGTACAACCCAACGACTTACACAGGGAATCAGTACAACCCAACGACTTACACAGGAAACCCATACGGGGTTAAAACAGCTGGCCATAGCTGGAAAGAGAAACTGCTCCATACGGCACCTTATGCGGCTTGGGCAGCAGGAAATCTTCTAGAAGATAAATACCCTCGCCTTTCCAAAGCCCTGACTGCAGGTGCTTATCTCGGTTATGGCGGTATGGCCGCCCGCGAAGCGTATAAAAACCCAGAAGAGCGAATTACCAGCACCGTCGACGCACTAGCGCTAGGGAGTATGCTTGCAGCCGACATCGCACGATGGCGGCGTCACTGAATACCGAACACAGGAGAAATTCAATGGCTTATCCCATCGGTGTTACGCGATCTCTCGGCACCTGGAAATTCAACTCAAACTATGTCGAACGCATTCTCGATAACGCAGCGTATGATAGCGTTCACGCAGATGATTCCCTAATTTTGGCCGGACCGGCGCGCCGTGGTGTAGCTGTACCTGGACGAAATAACGCACGTACCTTGTTCCCGCTTGGTATGATGCAAACGTTCAGCGTACAGCAAAGCGCACCGCTGATTCCGCAAAGTGCAATCGGTAGCGCCCGCAGCTTCTTTTTGCGTGGAAAGCCGCAAACGCAGTTTTCATTTCAGCGAACGATGCTGAACGGGCGTAATATGCTTCGAGCTATTTATCATAACGCAATGGAAGTCAGCGGCCTGGATGTTTCAAAGTTTGATGATCCTGCAGCGCTGGCTCGCGATTCACAATTCTTCACCAATCTAGACAGCGAGCTGTACACGATCCCTGTTGGTTTTGGAGTAATCCTGCGCACAAAGTCAAGAACACTAGTTGGGAGCTGCTACATTGAGCTGGCTTACATCAATAGTTGGGGTTTTGGTATTCAAGCTGGTGCGGGTATCGTAGGCGAAAGCTGTTCTGGTATGGCTGATCGTATTGTCCCTTGGCAGGTATCAGACGCTATTGCAGGTATCGCTACGAATGGCCGTGCAGCTATGGACGCAGTACTTGGTCTTGCGCCTAATGTATTTCCTATTCCAAACACGGCTACGATCGCCCGATTTACAGATGATGGTCTTGCGGACGGCACTGTTGAATCGCTCTAAGTTCTGATAAGGTATACTCATAAAATGAGCAAAAACCGCCGTCCGCCTTTAGCTTCATCTCCTGAAATGGGGGGAGTTCCAGATCCTCTACGGCCTAGTCACCCAAACCCTTTTGATGTCACACCTAATATTCTTGAACGCGGTACAGTCATCTCCGTAGATGCTGCATCGCACACTTATCGTGTGCATCTGCATTCCGGTAGAACGCTTGTTATGTCACGCATTATGAGTGCCGTAGGAGATCATACATTACTTACTCCTGGCACTCCGGTAGTAGTAACTTTCGGTCTAGGGGCTCCTTACATTCTCGGCGTTCTCCCTCAAGAAACGGCAACGGGCAACGATGAGACCCCTGCACGAGTAACAGATGTAGATGGGCACGGAGGCAACGACCCACTTCTGAGTCAAAATTTAGGGGCGACCGCACGAGGTGTAGGAGAAGTACGTGACATTGGGCCAGGCGACAGAACTATGATCGCCAGTGACAATCAAGCATCTGTATCAGCGTTACGTGGAGGTGTAGCCGTTCTTCGAGCGTCACCTTTGGCTAAAATCGAAGCATTTGCCAATACAGACACCATCCAAATCGTCGCTGGCCTTTTACGCTTGATTACTTGGATGGGGGAATCCCGAATCATCAACGAAAACGGCAAAACGTCCTTTATTTGGCGAGGGGGGAGTGACCAACTCACACAGACCGGTCACGACGAAGAACGCTACACTATCAGACTTGATCTAGGGCACACAGGGAATCTCGCAAAATTCGAAATCACTACTCCTGCCGGACAACCACTATTTAGTCTACATGTCAATCCACAAGGAAAACTCGAAATCTACGCTGCTGGCGGCCGTAGCGAACACATCGGCGGGGATGATGCGCAGACACATGAAACATTGGTACACGGAAACGAAACCCGGCATGTAAGTGGATCAACCCGTATTCAAATAGACGGAGATACAACAGCCACAATCGGTGGATCTCGAACAGAAACAGTAGACGGTAACGACACGCATCTTGTCGGGAATGACCTATACGAAAATATCGCTCATAACCGAAGACAAAATATCGCTAATACAAGCGTCACCGTGACTGGAGGAGATTACACCGTTTATTCAAACGGAAATGTATCTATTGAAGCGTTAGGCTCTGGAATTTACTCAGTAAAGACCAACGGCGGTTCACTCCGGATAGAAAGTAATGGAGGGCCAATCGATATTCGCCCAGGACGCGGGACTGTTACAATTCATGGGGGCGCCGATTGTATTAAACTTGGAGGAGCCGCCAGATCGCATGCAGTAAAATACGAGGAACTTGCAATTGCGCTACAAACACTTACCGCGCGTTTAGACGCTGTAAACGCATTAATCGCCTCACATGTTCACCCAGTTACACTAGTTCCTGCACCTTCTACGAGTCCGTCTCCCACACTAGCTCCAATTACGGCTATACTCCCTGCAGATATTTCAAGTGCAAAAGCATCCACTACACTTATAGAGTAAGCAACCGCCCCCGAAGATGGGCACTGGAGAACAAACACCATGACCACATATGTTGATGTCACAATCGTCGCTTACGGTACCCTTGGCGCTCAGGACCTCGCAGGTATTGAGGCTGCCGCTCCTGGAGCTAAGTTTGTATCCCTCGAAGGTAAATTCGGACAAACGGCCACCTTCCGCATGACCGGAGGCGCGTATGCGCGCCTTCTTCCGCTTTTGGAACGCCTTTCCCAAAAGCGAATCCCGGCCGTAAATCTGACGACAGGCGAACCTTTGAGCAACGGCAAGACAATGCCGCTCTGCACCTATTCGTCTAAGCCGGTTCCTGGAGGGCGCCCACATATCTACCAAATTGAAGGTGGACCCCTTTCTTTGGGCGCACCAGCAGATATTACCCTTCGCGGTACCGGACTAGTACCAGGAATCGCAGCGTCACTGGTCCTAAGCTCAACGCCACCGTCACCTATGCGCGCGTACGCAGGTCGAGGAGTTGTTCTTCCGCCTGTTCAGTCCCTCCGGCTTGATGCCGTACATAAGGGTCCACGCGGTAACCAAATTTCATTGACAATCCATGATGAGGCCGCTGCACCGTCGGTCGTAGTCCGTGAGACAGAGGAAGGCGCTAACATCGCAGTGACGCCTGCCACTGGAGCATCCACTTCTACGGCCATTGCTGCACTTATCAACGGTAACGCGGAAGCATCCGCTCTAGTGACTGCTACAGCACTCGTACCGAACGTATATGTTCCGCCTACTCGTTACTTGCTTTCCACTGGACAACTCGTCAATCGCAGTGCAGCAAGAGCAGGGCTGACTGACCGCATCTTCCTTTCAGGCGGTATGGGAGCTGGAGTAGCGTATCTCCCTGTTCAAGTTGTCCCTGGCGTCAATACAAATCGCCTGCATCTTAGGGCAACGCGAAGCGGTAATGACCGCAACATGATCAGCTTCGCACTCAATTTGAATCAACCTGCAAACTCCGTAGTTGTCACTGGCGACGCAATTGTTGTCAACCGAACTGCAGCCAGTGAAACCATTGCCAACATCGCGGCAGCATTGGCAGCGAGCCCCCAGGCATCAGCACTCGTAGTAGCTACTGCCGTAGGCGCAGGATCGTTCACAGAAAACATTCCTCCTACGTATCTTTTTGGAGGTGCTGGAGAACCTGCATTTGCTACAATCGGAGGCGCAAATACAACGATTGTATCACAATCAGACACAGAAATTGTCTTGCGCACTACAAATGCAGCGCTAACTGCTGCTGGTGCTGCAGTTGGCGACCTTATGGAGATTCAATTGACACTAGGCGTATTTTCAGAAAGGGTCAGTCTCGGACCCCTTGCCGCCTAATTACTTCTTCCTTACGGGGGGTTTATTGTCCTGCGTCACGTCAGAAGCTTGAGGCGAATCTGAAACTTTCAACGTGTCGGACGCCTTAGTTTCAATTGAAACCTTTTGGCCATCTGAAGCCTTCGAAGCGTCCGAATTATTTGGAGCCTTCGGTATATCCGGCGGCGATGCAGGAAGTGTTGTAATCGGTACACGTTGCGGTGATGTATAAAACTTAATAGGGCTATTTCCAGGGTTAAGCGGTTGACCATCGGGAGCAATAAACCCACCACTTTCAGGCGGCACAAAACGCTCAGCAACAGCTGTATTCACCGGCCCCGTCATACCGACTTCACGCGGGTCCACAAGTCGTACGCGCACGTCATCAGACGTTTTAGCATTGGGGTCCACAACAAGCTCCAATTGCATAGGAACAACAATCCCCCCAATAGTGACAGTCATTGGAACAGTAGTGCGACCACGCACAAAAGTCGCATGAATCTCTTGATGAGTCTGCTCACTACGCAACAAAACAACGAACGCACCCATTTGCAACTGATCTGAGTTCTTCATATCATCTATCTCCAGTAATGAGTTGGAATTCGCGCATAACCGAAACGCTAGTAGCGCTTGAACGTGCGCATGAGAAGTTACAACGAATCATCTTACTACACAAGATCGCAAACATCTTACGTATTGTACGCGCAAATCAACTTGCGCTGGAGAGCAAACATGTGGATTCGGCTGACTCCAAAACCGCCGAGTGAACTCACCGCCATCAGTACATCACTTAGCACAGGTATTGAAACTGTGCGTGCTGCACTTCAAGCTGCACGACTTGAAGTTCAAGCTTTTAGCACATCTTTACTGAACCGTGAACTAGAGGCTGTTTCAGCCGTCAGTGCAGCCACTAATGCCCTCATAGATGCAATAAGTCAAGCCCTAGACACACTACTAGACTCAAGCGGCGTCTATTTTTTATTTGTCCCTATTCCAAAAAAAGGACTAGCTCGTTTTGCCGTACCCCCAAGTGAAACAGGTGCATCTGCTCTTGTATCATACCCCGTTAGAAGTCTTATAGACGGAGCAAGCAGCGAAATTCAAACTCGTCTGCAAGGAAGCAAATTGCTTGAACAGCTGTTTAGTCCTGGAGATCTGCTAAGTGGTGGGAATCTTCATTTCGTAAATACCGTAATGGATGCGGTTTTTGACGAAGAAGATACAAATAGACCAATCTTCACAAACGATAGTCACTGGGCCTACAGTGCGTTGATTGCAGGGGCCTCTGACATTAGCGCAATGATCCAAGCTGGGAGTATCATAGAGCGTTTGTTCAATACTCCCCCATCTGCAAACGCAGTCTCACCTACACGAGATGTAGGTAACATTGTTCCACAAAACGTCCAAGTCACAGCAAATGGACGAGGTGTCCCTGTAGTTTCATGGGATCTAGTCCCAGTTTCACGTGTCCTTTCTAGCTACGATCAGTCGACCGTACGCGCCACAAAATACGCTATTATACGATCTACTGACTTCAAAGCTCGATCTGCCCGACGCGTACGAGATCTATTTCCATCAGGTGACATCAGACAAGGAGCAACTGGTCGATATGGCAGCAAAGTCCTTGCTGTAAAAAACTACGACGGTATTGTCACTCGCTACGTAGATGACAGCCCCCTTGTCGAAGGGCAAACATACTACTACCACGTAGCATTTGCTACACGATTAGAGCCCCCATTACGTTTCTTTGGTGTAAATCCAGCAACAGGCGATCAACAAACCGCCGCTGTTGATTTCGGATTCGATCTTCTTTCAGGCGGGCAGCCATTCACAAAACCAACACAAACGCAAAACTGGGGCGCTGCACACACCGGCCGCCCACCTGACTGGAACCGCAGTGCCTCACTGGCAACACTAATCCCAGGACTTAACGGCTTTATAGGCCAACTACAACAATATCTAAAATCGCTTAGAAGCGTCTCTCAAAATATCACAACTCAGAACAATGACCTAATCGATATAATTCAACGCAAGATCGATAAAGCGGCAGCAATTAGCGCTGAATTCAACGATCGAATTAATCAAATCAACAGTATTTTTTCCGGACCACAAGCAGGTATATACGTAACCATCCGCTCAGGGTCCGGAGGAACTTCTGATTTCTTAGCCGACTTGATTGACGCTTTTGAATCAAATGAAGAAAACGCACCCCCATTTACAAACGGTGACGAATTCACAACAGGAGTTATTATACTCGCAGTTGGTCCAGACCCATCTTCTATTCAAGCGGCATTGGCGGCCATGCAAACGCTATTTGCCCCAGCAGCAACAAACCCCGCGTTAGAAGGTATCAACGCAGCAAATGGTATACTAGACGAGCTAGAACAACAGTTGATAAAAGAGATCACTGGTGGTACAAATAATCAACCAACACCATCCGTAACTTTCAACGAAAACATGACCCCCCGACCACCAGGTCAAGGGGATTCGAGTTGTGACTGATGGCTACGTACACATTTCGTTGCCCAGAAGGGCATACATTCAAACACACCTGCAGTATAAAAGAACGCCCCGCAACACTAATCTGCGGGACATGTGAAAAACCTGCTATTGTTGTGCTCACAAAACCCCCAATCGTCCTAAAAACAATTGTTGCTGACTACCCAGGCGCAAAAGAACATAAAGCAGGATACCAACGAACTCACGGAAATTTCGCAGCAGAAAAAATTTCCATGGGTGCTAGTGGGAGGCCTTTGCGCCAATACGAACCACCAAAAAGACAAATTATCAATAAATACGGCGGGATCGTTATTAACGCGATCGACGACGACAACGTATAGCTTTAGTCACCTGGTCTTCGTACATACGTTCCGCTAGAAAAACCGGCAGCACGAATCGCAGCTTTTGTAGCAGGACCAGGGATACCGTCAACTTTAATACCTAAAGCTCTTTGTCGATCCGACCAAATAGACCTATCTTGTGCGGATTCAAAGTCAATCGCTTCATAACCTGCGCGAAACAGTGCCTCAAACGGCGCATCGCCAGGATCTCCTGCCCCCCGATAAGGCTTCAAAGCACCTGTCTTACTACGATACCAAATATTACGGTGACCATAAATACCGTTTACTGATGCACCAGAGCCAAACTCAGTAAGCGTACGACTAATGATACCTCGATAATGCTGCCCACCACGCATAGGGATTTGACGTTGAATAGCCATCATAGAGACATCCACACGTGTCAAAAAATCGATCAAACGCACCATCGCATCTAACTGAATTCGCGTCAAATCCCCTTGTGGTACCTGAACCAATTCAATACCGATAGTAAACGGATTTGTCTGCGTAGCATGCCAACAAACATCTCTTACTGGATCTGCTGACTGCGCGATTGAACCATCTACATCTACAGTAAAATGCCAAGACACTTCGCGCTTCGTTGTTGATTGATATTTCGCGTACGCAAGATCTGCTTTAGACTCATCATGAGTATCTACAACTCCACCATCCGCCGTTCCATGTACAGTATGCAAAACAATTCCGCGTACAAACGTTCTACGCGGATTAACATGTGGAGTTTTAGGGCATTCTTTTGGATGCGTCTTCCAATTATACACAGTAACGCCTTGAAGATCGTACTCACGACCATCAACAATGACTGGCATATTGCAAATATAATCAATTCTTACTTATGATACAGATATGGCGCAGACAAATTCAATGGTAGGTAACTTGTCTGTACAGTTAACCTCTGGATCAAAACCACAACCAATCCCAGTAAATTTTAGTTTTGAATGGACCGAAGCAGCTATGCAAGACTTGGCCTGGCTTACAGACCAAGTCGCTACACCCATTCCCAAAGGTACCGTCAATGCACCACGCATGGTGTACGTTGAAGTACTAGAAGGTACATTAACACTCTCCACCGACCCCACAGGTGCTGGAGGTTGGACACTGCGCGCTAACCCTTCCCCACAAGTAGGAGATCCCCCTGCTCGACTACTGTTCTTTACATTCGCTGCGTCTAATATGAGTCTATACGCTACTACCTCTGGCCCCACACGAATCAAGATTTGGCAGTTCGAATAACATAACAAGCCGTACAAAGAGGCTCATATAACTCTTCTGCTCCAATCAATATAGTCGCATCCGACGCAACCAAACGATGTGACATACGCGCTTTATACGACCCACACCCTGCACAGCGCGCTGTCAACTTAATTACCAAATCCGCATGAACCAGCAGCTCTGGCATAGGTCCAAAAGGGCGTCGGCGAAAATCTAAATCAAGTCCAGCAGCTGTTACATCAATTCCACGATCAACAAGCTGTAAAATTTCTGAAACTATCGTTGAAGGGAAAAACTGCACTTCATCAAAAAATACGTGTGTCACATCAGAGCTAACACGAGAAGCTAGCCCCAAACAATCTTCCGAGCGAAGACGAAGATGTTGAACCGGTACATCTTTAATCGTCCCCCCGTTATGCGTTTTAAAACCTTCAACCGAACGTGTATCAAGTGCAGGAGTAATCAATAAAAAAGGAGGAGAAACATACTTCATCCCATCTAAAAGGGTTGTCGATTTTCCGCTAAACATAGGGCCACATATTACTTTCAACATTACTCGTCTTCGCCTTCTTCAGATGTCGATAATGCAACCTGCAAAGATTTAGACGACACTTTATTATTCGCAACCAACTGTCGAAAATATTTCGACAATACAGGGGACTCTAGTAGCAAAAATCGCGAAAACGTCATAAGCGCTACAAGGCGCATTATCAATGCTTCGTAGACATGCCCACCCTTACGCTTTTTAGTGAACTTAGTCAAATCACGAAGCGTGGTAAGTCCAGCGTCAACGTCCGTTGAAACATTTTCAGATAATAGGGTTAAATAAAGCTCACTCACTAAATCATCGAGAGCTATCGTAAGATCCATAAAATCCAAAGCATCATAAAACGTTTCACTAAAGGCTCTAATTTGAAGCTCTTTTTCTAAAGTAGCTGCATCTGCAAAAAACGGCTTACGCCCACCAACGTCTGTTGGCTTTTGTGTACAACCACATTCAGGTTTCACAGGAGTAAGACTAAAAGACGGAACAAGTAAATGCTTGTTACAAACAGGACAAATCCCTAAGCTGATTTTTGGTGTCACAAAAAAACCATACATTGCTTTACCGGGTAAATCAAATATTACCCACCATGATGCCTGTGATGGCGATGATAATGTCGATGGTGAGATACCGTAGCTGGTGCTCCTTGCCCTAATGAGTTACTCGTATATGCAGCTAGCATATTTGGTTGAGTGGCATAAAGAGCAGGATAACGAGACGCATCGATCATAAGATCACGTAATCGTTCGCGTCGCACAGCCGCTTCGTACGCAGCTAAACCGCCTTTGATACCTTCCCATAAAGCAAAGGCCTTTTTTTCTGCAACATTTGATACACCCCCAAATCGCTCCTCAAAATCCGCTCGCTCCCAAGGACGATTATGAGGTTGAGGATATAGCAGCGTAAGCAACTTAAGAGTGGTTTCAGGTTTTGCGCCATAAAGATCCCTCAACACTTCCGCACGAGCCTTCACAAAATCAGGTTGAAGCTTATCTATAGGAGATAGCTCTCCCGGACTCAACGGAACCATTGAAGCATACTTATAGCGGGTATTTTTGATTCTATCTTTCATATGTTCATACATATTGTTCTATACCCGCCTTCCCAAACTAAATATACTTTATTACCTAATTAGCGGTACCCAAGATACCCATCGATAACCACTAGCTAGATAACCATAAGCACCGTTCATATTTTCTGCCACCTTTACCTGCTTAGCCATATCGAGAAATTGCGCCCATAATTGCTCAGCTGTTTGAAGATATTGAGGATGCTTATCATCAATACCAATCGGCCCCGTGTCACCGTCTGTACTATTCGTTTGATTACGCAATTGACGCAAACTCTCACTTCTAAGCAAATGCGCAGTCACACCAAGCATAAGCAACAATGACGGCATTTGAGCTGGTGTTCTGGGCGTAAGTGGCGGAGGCATCATATTGTAATAATCCGTCACAAACCCCAAAGCTGCATGAATGTCATCATCGGAAAATTCGACGCCGTCCAAAAATTGACTAATCACTCCCGTACCTGGAACAAAACCAGGTGGGAAATCCCGAAGAAAACGACGAACGTCGTCAACAAGCAAACCCGACGGATTAACAGGTGTGGCAATCACAGGCATTAAAACCACCTCGCCACAGAAGCCAAAAGGGATCTAATCTCCGGAGACGCCATCGTATCACGTAACTCTCGAAGACTAGATGCCTTCATCACAAACGTACTAGGGCTAGGCTGAAGAGCTACCGTAGGCGCAGGATGCGGCACTAATTTCGGTGTTTTTACATTACCGGGTACAGCATTAGCCATCAAATGTTCTGGATTCATCGACTAATTATATGGGAATATTGCAGAACGTTGAACTGTCAATCGCACAATCCCAGGAAGCTGGGAAGATGTAATTACCTGAATCGCTTGCCGTGGATGAACAACAATAGATCCATCAGCAAATGCAATATCTGGCTGCGTACTACTCAATAGAGACCAATTGAAAATCGGAATAGCTTCTGAATTAATAGGTTGAAGACGTGGATTAAGCGGCACTTTGAGTACTTGAACACTATGCGTACCGCCCCCAATAATGAACTTAGCTTGAAATTCCCTCAAAACTAAAGGCACTTCATTTTCAAAATAAAATAGACCTGCATTTTGATTAACTGGAACATAATAATTGAACATATCTCGATTAGGACCCACAACTACTGGATCAGCCCCCAAAGCCTCCGATGTAATCGGTGTAGGAGGTACTGCTGATACAACCCCATTTCCCGTCCCGCCATAATGTGCGGCAATACCAGTATTTGCCGCATTAATAGCATTTGCTACCTCTGCTGCTGTTGCAAGTACACCAGCATTTGCAGATCGGCGTAAGGTAACTCTAATAGCCGGACCTATTTGTTGTACAGTTGTACCAGGTACCGTAACACCAGCACCCGCATCTATAAACGCTACAGTATATGAATTAGGTGTAGTTCCATAATGTTTCGCGGAAACTAAAACGACAGCATTAGGATCGGCGTGGCTAATTTGTCCGCGAGCACGACCATAATCAACCCCTGTAAACGCCCCTGTACCTGAAACACTCTGTTGAACTGTAAAAGGATAGCCTTGACTTGGCGAATACATGCCAAAAGAATAGGCTACCCTTTACGCTCTTTACTAAAAACCGACGGTATAACCGGAGGCGCTACAGCAGGAAGGGATGATTCAGCATCTTCAACATTTACTGAATGGGTATAGCGAAGGACACCTTCCATTCGACCAAGACGCTCAGCCAGCCTTTGTTTATAAATAGCATCTTCGCGCATATAATTATTTACATCTGTAACAAGAGTACGAAGCTCTGAAAGAGTTGGCTCAATGTGACTAAGAATACCTTTTGTAATAAGCCCGTCAGACCGTTTAATTTCGTTATCGATATGCGATTGCACAATAGCATCAATCTCAGCTTTAATCTGTACATCCCTAAGTGCTTTTCTCACCGCTTCGCGCTGTGCCTCTTGATAAGCATGACTGTCTAACCGCTGTGCAAACCAAGCATCGCGTTCCTGCTTCCGCGCCTCAATCTGCTTTTCACTCTGATACCAACTTTGTATCACCTGAAGAATTGCGGGCTTTACACGCGTTTCCCAAAAACCTTGTACAACCAAAATCACAAGCGCTGAAAGTACCGCAGCACCTCCAACCATCGCGGCAACTATTGAAGAAACACTCTCAACAGTCATAGCAATCAAGCAACTTATCATAGCCTGCTTGTAAAAGCGTAGTCGGTTCGCAAGCTTTACGAGCATACCATCCCGCACCTACACCCGAAGCAAAAAGCAAAAAATACAAAATAACGCGAAGTACGCGTATCACGCGATCAAACATGTCTTGCGCCATTTACCTAGTAAATATTAGATCGTGTCGTTTAGCTTTATATTACGCGTAATCTCGCTGCAAAATATTTTTAAGTACGGTACGCTCAGACTCCATAAGTACACGCGTCCACCAAGCCTCAAAAGCAAACCGACCATTAAGTAACGAGCTACCTGACGACCAGCCTCCGCCTAATACCACATACAATCCGGAAGCTGAAGGCATTGAAAATACTCCTGTAAGATTTGTCAGAGATCGCAGGCTCCACGTAATTGTGCCAGCTGCGATCAGCCCCACCTCCACCGTGATACCAGCAGCTGTCCCGTCACACGACATAATGATTGCGTACGCACTGTGGTGCGTGCATGATGCTAGCGCAATGCGATACCAACTGTTGCCCGCGTTGCCCACCACAAGGTTGCCGTCAACCGTGATGTAGCACCCGAGGCCTGATGTACCTGTAAGCTCTCCTGCGGCTAGTCGCGCAATGCCTTGCTCGTTTTTAAGCCAGTCAAAATCAATCACGCGCGCGACAGTCCAACCTGTAGAGCAATCAAGCGAAATACTGTCAATAAGCCGATCATTACCATCAAAAACGACACAGGGTTTATTACGCAGTCGTGCAGACGTCACAATGGATGCAGGTCGATACGACGCATTACTTTGCGTCGCGACAGACCCACCTACTAACGATGGCCAACTACTGACAGGAGCCGTGAGTGATGCATCCGCAATCCAGAGTCTCGCAGGAGAAAGCGATAAAATCGAAGGCTGCGACGGTACACTAGCAACCAATGAATGCATTTTAGGCCTCCGCAACCCATTCCGAAGCTACAACTCTGTAAATCAACCCATGTCGAGAATTATCTGAAATAGTCCAACTAGTTAGACCGCTTGAACCTCCCGCACGAATAGTATCTGACCCAACTCTCTGTACTACGACATTTGCGCCACCAGCCACTCGCTGAATCACAAGCACTCGACCACTAGCACCCGAGGGGAGCGTAAGCGTAACAGGACCGCTAGTCGTATCAACGAATACGACCTCATCCTGCGCATCAAGCACGGCGTCTGACCACACCGTACGCTCAGGCACACGTGCACCACCCTGATACTGCGTCACAACGGATGAGATACCAATCGTCAGCTGTGAGCCTCGCAACACAGTCGCGTGCGAAGTCGTACCGACCGTAATCATACCTGAAGAGCTGATCGTAAGATGGTCCGTCGATCCGCATCGCAATGAAATCGCAGCCCCAGAATCTGGGGCCAACAACACTACAGCACCACAATATGTGGGGTCGCTAGTACCATAAACCCATTCAGACATACTACTAACGCGCCACACATCTACCCATGAAACATCACCAGCCCCACGCACCACAATCGAACGAGAATCCCACGCAAGCGCAATACCCGCATCACTCGGTGGAGCAGCCGTCACACCACCCAATGCGACACCACTTGCCCAAAAACGAGCACTGCGAGCAGAAAGTCCTCCACCGCCATTGACAAGTCTGACATCAAGTACCCCAACTTCTGAGCCACTCGTCGCAGTGGCAAGGACACCATCAACCGCTGCAACATCAGTCAACACTTCAGCGCTATTACGCGCACGAATAAGGCAGCGTGTACCAATACCATTACCACCCCCACCACTAGTTAGATCATGCGCAAACGTAGCGCCAACAGAAACACTTGTAGAAGCCCCATCAATAACACGCTGTGTAAGAGGAACAACATCCGTATCCCATACAGGGGGCCCCATGCCTCCGCCACTAAGTAACGGTTGACGCGACACACCAGCCGCCGTCGACTGCCACGATCCCCCATAATACAAAAGACTTCCTGTAATAGGCGCGCCAGGAGCAGGAATCGCGCCGATATCTGATGCAGTAAGCGTCACCCATTTAGGCTCTCCTGCTACAACTCGCAAAAGTTGTCCAGCAGTCCCAATAGGCAGCGAAACCCAAGCAGTACCATTATGAAACAACAAAGAACCATGACTACCTACAGGTAATACCCTACTATCAACGTACGCCTTTGTAGCTGCGTCCGTACCCGCAACTGGAGCCCCCAAATTAATAATTCGGTAACCACCAGCTGGCATGTCACCAGTAAACGCCTGGCTACCATCGCGTTTAACAAAGATTGTGGAATCTACACTTCCGCTTGGAACAGAACGACTTAAAAACATGCCCAAGTATACATCTAAAAAACGTACATAGCCAAAAAAATACCGCGAATTTACACAGAAACTCTACGATCACGTACAAACTATATCGCGGTAAAATTACTACACAATTTGAACCTCTTACTAAAGCGTAACAACCCATAGAGCGCAGCAATTTTCGCATTGCTATAACGCCTTCATAATCCCCATAATCAACATCAAAATATCTTGCGATATTAGGAGAATACGTAAAAATAACTAACAACGACACTTTAGGAACGCGAGGGGAATATTTTAATTTATTGTTCCAAACATACGGATCCCAAAAAACAGGAGGCCCCTTTTCATTTACATCAACATGCCCGCGTTTAGAAACAAGATGAACAATCTCTGCAGCTACCTGTACAACGGGTATCGAAAGTCCGTATGGGATCTTCCAAATCAAAGAACCTGACATATCATCATTATACAAAACAACACATCGAGGTTAAGTTTGCCCATGTAATTATTCTTCGTTGTCGTTGTCGTCAACGTCACGGTACTCAACGGCAAGCAGATATGCTCCGTCGCCCTCGCTTGGCTCTAAAGTCAGGCCTACAGCGTTGAGCGCGGTTTCTGCCGCTTTGTACCATTTTTCGTCATCCCACGCTTCATGGGAGCCTAGTCCCATGCAACGCGGACACCTTCCATCTCCGCGCGTGACAAGTGCGCTGAGACGTTCTGATGCTGCGCGGATATGAGAGGGCCAGTTGAGCGCTGGACCGTATTGAGAAATCCACCGTTGGCGTTGTCGCCGGTTGCGATTCTCCCATTTTATGCGTACGCGTCGTTTTACACGACAACGCACTTTACCTGTGCCCTTGCAGTTAGGGCAAATATCAAGATTGTCATACGAAAATGGCGTGCAACATTTGCCGCTCGGTGTAAGAGATTTAATAGAGCCTAAGGTTATCGCACGGCGTTCTTGTCCTGGCTCGTACAATATCCAGTTTTCACAGTTTACGAGTTCTCGTACAATTTGTGGGTCGAATCCGAGTTTAATCTTAGACATGGCTACCTGTTATGAACTAGGGTTGTGATGTAATCAAAAACCAAAAAAACGCCTCGTAATTCGTAACTTTGGCAATGAAGCGTATTACGAGGCGTTTGTTGTGTTCTCGTCGTGACTGTGTATCACGGCGAGAACTTGGTCGAGAAGAGCTTGGCAGCTCTTCGAAGGCGCCGTGTTCCGGCGCCCATAATGCTGGGCAACGGTGTACGTACCGTTGCCCTGAGGACGCAGTTCGACGGTACTTCGCGTACCGTCGTCTGATCGCAACGCAAGGATTATTGATTCCTTGCGCTGCACATATGGAGCATAGCCCCCCACGCAATGCTCCATATCTTTGCCCTCCTCTACGAGGGTGCGAGAGGTGCGCAACACGCGCACTCCCTTCGGGAGCTTCGCCTCCCACGGAGGCGCAGGGGCGAGCTCCCTATTCTCCTCTGCGAGGGCAGCAAGACGTGCCGCCGCCACACGCGCAATTGCGCGCCGCATGACGGCATCCACACCTGTGCCGCCCTCGCCGGTAAGGTCTTCAGGCGCTACCTCGCCGAGGTAATCGAGATAGCGCCCGCGGACAACTTCGCCGTGCGGCCCGCGAAACTCGCGGTACCGCACAAGCGAAGCTTCCTGTTCCGGTCGCCGCGCAATTTTTAGGATCCAGCGCGCAACCGGAACAGACCGTACAAGCCGTGCCGCGGCCCACAAATCGGAGTCGCGGAAGGCTTCATCTCTTTCCAAGAGCCAGCGTGGCAGCTGGTTCTCAGAAATTCCCTCTTTGAGGGAGGCAACTGCCTCCCCCCGCGTAAGCCCTGGACGAACGGCCTCAGGGGCCTCGCCCAGGACGAGCCGCGCAATCGTGCGCGGCTCCAAGTATGGAGAAAAGGCGGGACAGAGAGGCCCGCCTTTTGCGATGGCGTAGTTGCGCAAACGCGCAACCCAACGCACATCGAGATCGTAAACTTCGGCGAGCGCCCAAGCGATCGCCGGGCGGCGCTCAGGTGGCGCCGCCGAGATTTTACGGTCCGCTTCAATCGCGGCATTAAGGTTAAGATGCCGCGTGCGGACAGTGGTGATGTGGTCCGGATCGGACACCTCCCGTGCCCGATCCTCCTGTCGGGCGCGATCT